CGTGAGCAGCTTCGTCATCCGGTCAACCAGCTTGGTGAACAGCTCGGTGCGCAGGATCGGCCGCGTCGATGGCGGCGGGCGGCCACCGCCCTTCGGTCGCACGGTGGTCGGGCCTTTCTTGACTGTCGGTTTGCGCGGACGCTCGAACCCCGGCGTTTCCAGCCGCGAGCGCGGCCAGACTTCGGTCGTCGCCTCGACCGACAGGTTGGTCTCATCGACCTTGACGTTGGGGAACTTGCGCCGCATGTCGTCGGTCTGCCACTCGACCAACTCCTTCGGCACCTCCTCGCGGAGACCATCGATCTGCTTCTCGAACGTCTCCAGCTTTTTGCCGAACTCCTCGACGCCCTCCCATTTGAACTCAAACATAGAAGCGCATGTACTTGTAGAGCAGCGAGTTGACCATGCCGTTGGCCATGCCAAGCGGCCCGGGCATCCCCTGCTTCGACAGGCTCGCGAAAATGTCGAAGAACTGCACACGCGATTCGCGGTGACTGATCGAACGCACGCCAGCCGTCAGCGAGCGCGACTGCCACACCCGCGCGCTCTGCACCAAAAGGGCCAGCGCCTGCTTCAGCGCGGCCGGTGCATCATCGGGCAAAAGGTAGCCGCCGGAATAGTTGATGCGGATCGGCTCGCTCCACGACACGTTGAAGAACTGCAGCTTGCCGCTTCGTTCCTCCAGCTCATAGGCGGTGGAGAGATCGCTGCCGTCCGGACCGGTGACCGACTTGATGTCGGCGGCGACGACCGGATAATGCGTGAGGAACACGCGGCCCTGATCGGTGTCGAATGGCTTAGTGTCGCCGCGCCACGTCTCGTCGACCTCCTCGTAGGCGAACACGCGGTTGCAGAGTGTCGCGATGATGTCCGAGTAGCTCGTGATCCACATCGTGAGCAGCTCGTCCTCGCTGGTATCGGTCGGCGCGATGCCGATCATCGTCTTGATCTCGTCCAGCGTTGCGAGATCGTAGCTTAGGGCCGGAGTGATGACGTTGACGCTGATGTCAGCCATCGCTTTCCTCGTGATACTGCTCGAAGAAGCCGCGACACTGGATCGGCAGCTCGCTGCCGTCCGACATGATCAGCTTCACGGTGTAGCTCTTGCGGTCGATCTCGCCGCGCACGACGGATGGCCCGGGCAATCCACGCAGGCCTTGCTCGCCGCGCGGTCCCTGCGGACCCGGCTTGCCCTGCCGTCCGGCGGACGCGATCAGTTGCCAGCCGTCGCCCGGGCACGGGCCGGGATCATCTGTCCGCGCGATGAAGCTGGAGCCGTTCAGCGCGACGATGTCGAGGTGCTGGTAGCGCTCGTCGTCGCGGTGCGTGCCACGGATCGTCGGCGAGGCCGCATCGCGGCCGGGCAGCGCGATCGGAACCCAGTCGGCGTGCGGCGGCTTCTTAGACGTATCCTTGCGCGCCTGCCATGTGCCGCCATCACAGAAGACGACGTCGCCCGTATAGGAGACGTCGTCTTCGGTCCACGCACGGACGCCCGGCAGCTCGCCGGTCTCGCCCTTCTCGCCCCGATCGCCGCGCTCGCCCCGATCGCCCTGCGAACCGGCCTCTCCGTCTAGGCCCTTCTCGCCTTGCGGACCACGTTCACCTTGGAGGCCCGGGTCGCCCGGCTCGCCTTTCTCACCACGCTCACCTTGCGAGCCTGCCTCGCCGCGCTCGCCCTGCTCACCTTGCGCGCCTGCTTCGCCTTGCTCGCCGCGCTCGCCCTGCTCACCTTGCGGGCCTTGCTGGCCGATCTCACCGGCCGCGCCCGTTTCGCCTTTTTCGCCATGTTCGCCTCGTTCACCTTGTTCGCCCCGCTCGCCCTGTTCACCCCGCTCGCCCCGATCACCTTGCGACCCGGGCGCACCGGGCTCGCCGCGCCGACCTGTGAATCCGCGCTCGCCCTGCGGACCAGCTTCACCGCGCTCGCCGGGCTCACCAGCTTCGCCCGGCTGACCCTGCGGGCCGATCTCGCCGCGCGCGCCTTTTTCACCCGGCCTGCCGTCTTGGCCACGCCGCCCGGCCTCGCCGCGCTCACCGCGCGGACCTTGTAAACCTTTTTCACCGCGCGGTCCCCGGAGTCCTACGGGGCCTCCATAGCCGCGCTCGCCGCGCAGACCATCCAGTCCGCGCTCACCTTGCACACCGGGCTCGCCGCGTTCGCCATTATCACCCTTCTCGCCGCGCTCGCCCGCTCCACCATCGGTGCCGCGTTCACCGCGCGCACCGGGCGCGCCGTCGAGGCCTCTCTCGCCACGCTGGCCCGGCATCCCGGCGACGCCCTGCTCGCCCTGCGCGCCGTGCTCGCCGGGTCGGCCGTCCCGGCCGTGCCTGCCGGGCTCGCCGCGCTCGCCACGAACGCCACGAACGCCCGGGATACCTTTCTCTCCGCGTGGCCCACGAAGCCCCACCGGGCCTCCGTAGCCACGCTCGCCGCGCTCGCCACGATCGCCATGCCGACCCGGCAGACCCGCTTCTCCGGGCTCGCCAGCGTCGCCGGGAAGCCCTTTTTCGCCGATCGAGCCGGGCGCTCCGGGCTCGCCGCGTTCACCCTTCTCGCCGGGCGGACCGGGCACGCCTTCCAGCTCGTCCAGCCGGGACTGAATCCGCGCCTCCAGCGAGGCGACCTTCGCCTCAAGCTGGCTGACGATCGCGGTATAGCGGGCCGACATCAGCTCGGAGCGGCGGTCCCACTCGCGCTGCTGCTGGTCCAGCGTCTCGGCCAGCGTGATGCGCCAAGCATCAAGGAGTAAGCCGCCGCCGTCCGATGTGCTCGGTGAGTCTAAACAGGTTTCGGACTTCCCGTTGAATGTCATCGCGATTGCCTTTTTCGGGCGGGACCGATCCGTCTTGCGAGGACTGCTGCGCAGTCGACGACTGCGGGGCTGCGGGTGGCGGCGCGTTCGGCGCTGGCGCTGCCGGGATCGATCCCGCTGCGGAGAGCGGCACCACCTGCTGCTGCACGCGCGGCTCGTCGCCGAACTTGACGTCCGGGAGCCCTTCGTAGTTGCGGGCCTCGTTGGGCGCGAAGACGCCGCCTTGGACGCCGCGCACCAGCGCCTCGATGCGGACGTTGAACGCCGACCGCAACAGCGCCGCCGTATCGAACTCGACGTACTCGTCGGGCTGGCCCTTCAGCATGAACAGCACGCCGATGGCTTCCTCGACATGGTTGAGGCAGAAGCCGAGCCCGGAGGCGATCCAGCTCTGCATCAAAAGCTCGGTCGAGCCGTAGTTCGAGCCGCCGAGCCCGAGAATCTGCAGGGGAATGCGGAAGGCGAGCGCAATGTGCTCGTTCGAGAGCTTGAGTATTTCCGCCGTCGCGGCGTCCTTGCCGCCCACCGACCACGGGTTCACCTTCAATCCTGCGGTCAGGATCGGCGTGCCTCCGGCATGCAGCAGCTTGCTCTGGTCGTTCCAGCGGTCGCGCAGCGCCTGCACTTGATCCTTGTCGAGCACCAGATCGGTCGACAACACCGCGCTCGGCCGCGCCTCGTTCATGTAGAAGGCGGCCTGCTGCGACGAAATCGCGTTGCTGACGCTGATATCGCCGTAGGCCGCGATCACCGGGCTCTCGCCGACCAGCGGCACGGGATAGCGCTGGCGCATCGTGTTCAGCTTGATGTGCAGCACGTCGCGCTGCGGCACCAGCAGCGTCGCATCGCCGATGCGCGCGGCGATCACGTCATTGCCGTGCAACTGGTAGAAAATCTCGCCGCCGACCGTGACGCGCGGAAACGACTGCTCCGGCCGCATCAGGTGCCATTCGTCGATCTCGAACCGGTCATTGCGCAGGCACAGCGCGTAGGCGTTGCCGGTGAGATAGAGCGAGCGCACCGCGTTGAGCAGAAAATCGCTGATCGTCTCGTAGTCGTTGGGATAGCGCAGGATGCGGGCGAGCGCCGAGTTCTTCACCCGGTCGCGCCCGCCCTTGCTGTTGAGCCGCCAGTGATCGCCCGGGCACATGGCGACGGTTTGCGCGTAGGCGGACACGCAGGCCTCGACCATTGCCGACTGCGCCGACAGGCCGAGCGGATTGTAGCCCTTCTGCCACCAGTTCAGATATTCGCCCACGCCAGCGGGGAGCCAGCCGCCCGTGATCGGCAGATACCATGGGCCGGGATGGTATTCGCCTTCGGCCTTCGTGATCAGCCGTGAGATGCGGGTCAGCCAGCTCGCCACTTGTCACTCGGCGCGCGTCGCCGCCGGATGCGCCTGCCGGGTCTGGTAATTCTGCGGGCGACCCGGCGCTTTCTCGGCCTCAAGGCTCTTGGTCTGATGCGGGTCCGGCCCGCTGCCGTCGTCCTCGTGTTCGAGGATGTGGCCGCCCAGCGCCGCGATGTCGTTCTCCTCCTGCGTCGGCGTCGGCTTGCCCTTGGTCTGCTCGGCAAACTGGGCGTGGGATTTCTCCGTCGCCTTCTGGTCCTGCGCGAGCTGCTTCTGCGCGTTCTTGGTGGCGTCGTCGTCTGCATATTTGGTCATCATGGTCCACATCTCCTCGCTTGGGAAAAGATTGAGCGCGGGCGAGCTGATTCCCGCCCGTGCCTTGCTCGGCGATCACCAAGTGACGTTCTGCGTCCACGCGACCGTGCCAGCCCGGCGCTGCACCCAGTTCAGCGGCATGACCATCCGCAGGGCGAGCGAGTCGGTCTGGAACAGCGAGCGCTGCGGCGCTGCCACCGTGCTCGGGGAGGCAACGAGGTCTTGAGGATTGGTGTCCTCCATGTGCAACGTGGCCTGATCGCTCATGTCCATGCGCGGCGCTTCGCCACCGACCGTCACGAAGTCGGCGGCGTCGACCAGAATCAGCTCCTTGGTCGCCACCGTGGCCGAATCGATGATCGGAATGCCAGCGAGCATCCCGGCCTGAATCTCGGCCTTGAACGGAAAGATGCCGGTGTTGGCGGCCGAGAGCAGCGAGGCGCGCAGCATGTCGGTCTGGTTGGCCAGCCAGACAAGATTGCGCACGTTGCCGTAGGTGGCGGTCGAGATCGCGTTGATCAGCGCCGTGATGTCGCCGACCAGCGCCGCGATGCCGCCGCCTGCCGTCGCGCCGGTCGCGGCAACGCCGTTGAGCAGGCCTGCGGGCCTGATCGTGGTCGCCGCGTTGGCGTCGATCAGGACGGAGTCGATGGCGACAGTCGTGTCCTCTTGAATCGCCTGCCGGATCAGTCCCTCGATCGCGGGAATGGAATGATCGCCCATTTCCCGGGTCCAAGTCGAGATCACCGCCATCTTCTTCGGCGTCAGGGTCTGCGAGGTGAACGCACCCTGCCGGACCGGGATCGCCATGCCTTCACCGACGAACGACCCCGCGATCGTCGGCGTGCGCGAGCGCGTGGGGATCACGATGCGGCCGGTGTTGCCGAAGCTGAGCGTCAGGCCTTTCGGCGCAAGCCGCGTCAGGATCGACTTCGGCATCAGGAGCGGCATCAGGTCGGCGAACGTCGTCTGCACGAGTTCCGCCGCCCAGCCGGTGACCGTGGTCATCGCTGGCGCGGAGGCCGCGCGCGTGACGATCTCGACAACGGCCTTGGTGCCGTCGTCGTCGCCGTAAATCCGCATCCGGGTCTCGTCGGCCGACTTGCCGGAAGCCTTGGCGACGTATGTCACCGTGGCCGCCCGGACGATATAGTCGAGCAGATCGAGGTCCTTCTTGCGGTTGAGGACGACAGCGGGAGAAGCGATGCGTTCGCGCTCGCCGCCCGACAGCACGGTCGTGGATAGTGCGCGACCGCGCCCGCCACCGCCGCCACCGCCATTGTCCAAGGTCTTCGCCAGCAGCTTCTCGGAATCGATCAGCGCCGCTCGCTGGCGTTCGAGCTGCGTGATTTCGGCATTGAACCGTCCGGTTGTCTCCAGATCGGTGTCGCTGACGTTGGAGTCGTCCATCTTGCCGAGATGGATTTCGAGGTCGTCCCGCTTGGCGACGATCGCCGTCTCCAAGTCGGTAATACGCTGAGCGAGGCCAGACATGGCGCTGCTCCTTCTGGTGCGAGATCGTGAGGCATGCTCGCCGTTGGACCCGCCCGTTCTGCTCCGCGTGTTCATGCTGCCTTGCTCGGCGAACACGAGATCAATCGTTGCGGGTGATATTTTCAGGGACTTCGCCACCGCCAGCGCATTGGCGTTTGCCGGGACGCTGACCAGCGACGTTTCGACCAGCTCGCTTCTGACGAAGCACGAGCCGTACTTGCTTTCCTTGCGCGGCCGTTCCTCGATCGGCTTGAAGCCGACGCTGACCGCGCGAAGGATTCCGGCATCCACCAGTTTCCGGATTTCGTCGATGCGCGGGCTCGTGCCTTCCGGCGCGAGTTCGAGATGACCGCGCAGCTCCTTGTTCTCGACGCGAAGATTGCGCCACTTGCCGACCGGGAAATCGCTCTTGTGGTTGAACAGCGCGATCGGATTTTTCTTGAAATTGGTCAACTCCCAGCCATCGGCTAGGATGATGTCGTCCATGCGGTCCGGCGTCTCGTCGGACAGCACGAACTCAAGGCCGCTGACCTGACCGGCGTGGGTCTTGACGCAAATGCCGTTGGCACGCTTGCCCTCGCTGTTCTCATCGGCGTTGTCGCTGTTGTCCCATGCGAGCTGACAGGCGTCCTCGTCGCCGTCCATCTCGTCCATGCAGCGGTCCATGAAATCGTCGTAGCTCTCGCCGTCCTCCGGCTCGCACTCGCCACCGCTCCAGTCGGCGTCCTTGTGCTGCTTCTCGTCGGCCGATGGCGGTCCGGCCGCGTCGATCTTCTTCTTCCACGCCGCGACGATTCTCGCCTTGATCTTGCTGACCTGATCCGCTGTGTATGGTTCTTGGTTCTTCGGCTTGTTGATATAGCTCCACGCCGCGCGGATGTGATCCTCGGTGTCGATCGGGTAGCGCTTCTTGCCGTCCGACTGGTAACCGGGGTCGGCGTACTCGACGTCGCCGTAGGGCTTGCTGCTGTCGCCATCGTCGGCTTTTTGTTTCGTGCTGCCCGGCCCATAGCCCGGATCGGAGCCGGGATGCGCGGCGCGCCACATCGTCATGCAGGCGGCGACCGCCTGCTCCTGCGGTCGCTTGGTGCCGCCGTTCTTGCCCATCATCTCGGGCACGCAGCGGCCCATCCACTGATCCTGCTTCTCGTCTTTTCCGGGCTTGATCGGCATGCTTGCCTCCTCACGCTCTCAGAAACGCCAGCCACGAATCCTCGACGCAATCGATCGCCCAACCCTCGCCGTGCAGCCGGTCGAGCGTCTGCGTCACCTCGACAGAAGGATTTTGATAGTCGTGCCAGACGATGATTCCGCCGGGCCGCAGCAGGCGGCGCGCGAGCCTGCTCTCGTGCAGTACCGCCGCCTCGCTGTGATCACCGTCGATGAAGACGGCGTCGCACGGCTCAAGGTGCCCGGTGCGCAGCGTTTGCGACCGCACCGTCAGCAGAAAGAAGCGCTCGTCATCGGCGGCGTGCGCGCCAGCATTGACCGGCACCTCGCTCTGCTGACATCGCAGCGTTGTGACATGATCGAACGGCACGTCGATGCCGACGTAGCGCTGCAACGTCGGCACGTTCTCCAGCAGGCGGCCCGCCGTGACGCCCGCGTTGCAGCCGAACTCGATCATCACGCGCGGCGCGACACTTCTCACCAACGCGACGAGGATCGCCGTCTCGTGCGGCGTCATGTACGTGCTGAATGGACCCCGGATCGGCAGAACGCCGAGTTCAGCGCTCGTGAATTTGCGCAAGCGCGCTCGCCCAGCCGCCAGCCTGCGTCTGACGGCACAGCCGGACGTTGCCGTACCACGGCGCGAGCCAGCGCCAGCTCGCCCAGTGCGATAGCAGGCCAAAGACGCACGGGTGGCCAATGGCCCCGGCCAGATGCAACGCGGCCGTATCGACGCTGACGATCTCGTCCATGCACATCATGAGTGCCGCGCAGTCAGCGAAGTCATCGAACCGATGGACACGAACGCCGAGCGCGGTCGCCTCATCGGCGCTCTGGACCTGCACACTGTGCAGCTCGGCATCACCGAGCGCCGCGACGATCTCGCCGAGCGGGACCTCGCGCGGATAGTCGCCGTCGCTCGGCTTGCCGATCGACCACGCCAGCCCGATGCGCCTGCGATGCTTCGGCCCGAGCGTCGCGCGCCAGCGCTCGATCCGGGCAGTCTCGACCGCGATGTAGGGCGAGCTGTCGACACGATCCGGCGCGACGCCAAGAAAGTGCAGGAGATGCAGGATCGGGCAGAAGTAGTCGCAATCCTCGCCGCTCGGCCAGCGCCATGTCAGCGGCTGCAGTTCGGGCGGCATCGACAGCACGACATGCGCGCCGCGCGCGGTCAGCATCGGCAGATAGCGCAACATCATGATGGTGTCGCCGAAGCCGTGCGCGTGCATCACCAGAAGCCGTCTGCCGCGCAGGTCTTCGCCACGCCACGGCTGCAGGCCGAGATCGAGCGCGGCGCACACCTGTGGCCGCATGAACGGCGCGTGCTGCTCGCAGGCCCAGTATTCGGCAAAGCCCTCGGTCCAGTATCCGGCCGCCAGCAGGATCATCGCGTGGTTGAACTGCGCGCGCAGCGCCGGGTAGCTCCTGATCGCGGCGTCAGCCTCGACGAGCGCCTCGCCGATCGCGTTGGCCTTGTAGAGCGAGACCGCGCGATTGAAGTGCAGGAGATAGTCGTCGATATCCACGACCGTGTCGTTGCGGATGGCGCGGCGACCGATCGGCTTGCCACGGAACGAAACGATCATCTCGTTTGGCACCTCGATGGCGTGACCGTTGCTGCCCCTGACCTGAAGCACCTCGCCCTGCGTCGTCAGTCCGCGCCAGCCGTATTCGGTGTGCTCGTGAAAGATCACCGGGTCGAGGTCCGGCAGATCGTCCAGAAAAGCCGGTTCGAGTTTCATAGCGGCTTGGAATCGACTTGCGTGCCAGCGCTGCCGGTCGGCGTCGCCGTGAACGGCTTCGCCACGACCACATTGCCTGCCTGCGCCGGGTTGTTGCTGCCATGGACGAACACGGTCATGCTCTGGTTGCTCCCGAGCGACGCTCCGATCAGCAAATCCACGCTGAATGACGTGTTGCTCGCCGCCATCATGAGGCGGACGGAGGTGAAGAAGGCGTTCGGAATGTTGTTGTTCTTGGCCGTGGCGAGGTTGACGATCTTGGCGCTGCCGTAGGAAGCCACCACGTCGAAGAAGATGGTGATGTCGAGCGTCTGCGCGACGACGCAAACAGCGACATGGTAGACGCCGAACCCCGGCAGCGTCGCGATGTTCACATAGTAGTTCGCGACCAGCGCGCCGATCAGGCCGGAGTTGTAATCGGCCATCCCTTGGTTGTGCGGCGTGAGCGTCGTGAAGTCCGGCGTCGCGGGCGCGTTGGTGATCGGGGCCGTGACCCTGAAGGCGATTCCCTTGTAGGTCAGAAGCTGATTGACGGCGTAGTTGGCACCCTGCGCGTAAGGCGGCGGGCTGAATGTGTCGACATATTGCTTGCTCGCGGCGTGCAGATTCGCGGTCGGCGGTCCGGACAGCGTGAGCAATCCCGTCATGGTATCGCCAGCCTTGGCGACCTTGGTTGCGACCTGCGCGTCCGCGTAGCCCTTGGTCGAGGCTCCGAGCGGTTGTGCCGGATCGGCATTCAGGATGAGCGGGCCGGTCATGGTGTCGCCAGCCTTGGCGACTCTCAACGCATCCTGAGTATCGGCGTAGCCCTTCGTCGCGGCTCCAAGCGGCTGCGCCGGGTCCGCGTTCAGGATCAGGCCGCCGGTCAAGATGCCGCCCGCGAGCGGAAGCACGCGCGCCCATGCGGTGCTAAGCCTGCCATAGGCGAACCCGTCGATCGGTGCCTCTTGCAGCCAGTCGCCGCCAGCGGCTCCCGTGCCGCCGAAGGCCAGCACATCCCAATCCAGCGAGAACGTGCCGGGGATGAACAGGACGTGGCAATCATAAGCGTCGCTGCTCTTCGGGCCGTTGTTGAACGAGCCCTGCGCCAGCGAGCAATAGTTCGGCGGCGTTGCAAACCAGCCGGTCTGCTGGTCGTAGTACATCTGATTGTTGGCGATCTGCGACACTTGCACGCTGACGCGAATCACCGAGCCGGACGGGATGAGAATCGGCGTGATGTTCTGCCAGTTCATGCCCGCGACATCAGGCTTGGCCGTGAGGCTGTCGCGCGTCACGCCGTTGATCTGCAGCATGATCGCGTGCGCGGCCCCGATGTTCTGCGGATTGACGTCGACGCCGTACTGGTCGATCCAGCCTCCCGTGTTGACCGTGAACTCGTTCGCTACGATGAAGGTGGCGCGGATGTTCTGTTGCGTCGGCGTCCAAGCCCCGAGCAGATCGTCCTCGGGACCGGACGGTTGCGGCGCGGGCCGATCGGACGTGTTCTTGTTGGCGACCATCGTCCAGTCGCCGTCGCGTGTGACGTCCTGATTGAGGAACGACTGCGGCGGCCCGGTGTACGGCACCCATCGCATATAGACGTCGTTGAGATCGGCGATCTGCGCGTCAACGTATTGCCTCGGCGCGGCTTCGAGCGCGTTGGCCGGGTCGCCGGGAAGCACGATCGCGCCGTTCATGATGCCGCCCGCGAGGGACAGCACCGGACTCCAAGTTGCGTTGAGGCGGCCGTAAGTCACGCCATCGGAAGGCGCGTCGTCCGTTATGCCTTGGCTGCCCGCTGCATCTCTCATGAAGATCACGCGCCGCAGGTTGCTCTTGGTCAGCTCGGTGGCCTGAAACTGCCAGCCATTGAGCCCATAGGTGTTGAGATCGTCGGTGACCTGCTGCGCAGGCTTTCCGGCATCATAATCGACGGTGAGGTATTCTAAGATTGCCATGTCTCACCAGTAGGCATCCGTCAGCCACGCCACCGATTGCGGCGTCCGGAGGCCCCAGCTCACCGGCAGCTTGAGCTTGATCGCCACGCAATCGGTCTGCCAGATCGAGCGCTGGGCCGTGGTGGCGTCTGGCGGCGAGGTCGGCGCGCTGTCCATTTGCAATGCGCTCTCCCGGCTTGCGGTGATCTCCACCACGTTGCCGCAGACCGAAGCGACCGCGTTCGGCGCAATGGCGATCATGTCGCTGGTATTGCGCAGGGCGACCGAGCCGAGCGCGGTGATCTGGCCCCAGCCATGCGGCAGCAGCAGATAGGCGTCGGTCGCGCGCGCCAAGCTCATGACGTAGACCGGCGGCCGCATCGCTGCTGGCGAGATGGCGGCAAACAGGTTGTCGACGTCGTTGCACAACGCCTCAAGCGAATCCGGCGACGGGTCGGCGGTGATCGGCGCTATCCCGAAGCGTAGTCCGGCGGGCCGCGCGTCGCTCGCAGCGCTGGAATCGAGCAGCGCCACGTCGAGCGCGAGGGCGATCGAACGGAACAGCGCGTCCTGAATCAGCGCCTCCATGTTCGAGCTTTGCACCATCTCGGCCGTCAGCACGACGATGCAGGCCAGCTTTTTCGGCGTGAAGGCGATCACCGGCTCGATCGTCCCCTGCACCACCGGAATCGGCCAGCCCTCGGCGACGAAGGCCGCCAGCGACGGATCGCCGATCAGCGTCGGCACCGAAATCTGGCCGCTGCGGCCGAACGAGAGCTGCAGGCCGTCGCGGAAGATGCGCGCCGCCGCCGATTGCGGCGAGAGCGTCGCCATCAGGTCCGTCACCACGGTATGCACCAGCGCTGGCATGTCCGGCATTTGCGCGGGCAGCGTCGGGGCGCGCAACAGCCACGGCGCGGCGGCGTCCGTGCTCCATTCACGCTGCGCGATCTTGGCGGCTGGAATACCTTCGTAGCAGGAGAGCGCCGCTGCCGCGCAGGCGCGTATCAGGCTGCGCACCGCCGGTCGCAGGCTGTTCTCGGGCAACGGGAACGATGCGGTCATGTCACTTCCAAGCTGGCGTCAGCCACGCGATAGCGCGGGAATCGCGGAGCGCCCAAGAGACCGGCCAGCGCACCTTCACCGCGATGCTGTCGGACTGGAACATTTCCTTCTCGCCGGAGCCGGTCGTTCCGGCCGCTCCGGGCACGGTGTCCATCACCAGCGTGCCAGCATTCGCCGTTTCCACGTCGGGGTCGGCGCTGAGCGCCGCTACGACGCCCTGCGGCGCAATGGCGATCAGGTCGTTGCCGACCGCGCTCGACGCCATCGGGATCAGGTTGCTCTCGAAAGTCCCGACCCGCATTCCGAAGCTCGCTGCACGGCCGGGACCCGCGACGAGAATATACGGCCCCTTGCCGCCGACCGCCGACACCGCGTTGATCAGCGTCGCCACGTCCTCGAACACGGCGGCGAACGGGTCGGTGTTGACACTCGCCGTCAACGTCGCGATGCCGTTGCGGATGCCAGCCGGTGCGGCGGTGGTCGCGGCATTGCTGCTGAAGAACACGGCATCGAGCGCCAGCCCTGACGAGCGCACCAGTACGTCAGAGATCAGGGCCTCGGCGTTGCTGCTCTCGACCATCTCGCGGGTCAGCGCAGCGATCGTCGCCAGCTTGTGCGGGTAGAGCAGCGCTGGCCCCACGGCCAGTTGCCGGACCGGGATCGGATCGCCCTCCGCGACGAAGCCGCTGTTCGCTGCACCCGCGACAAAGCCGGGCGCGCTGATGATGCCAGCGCCGTCCCAGTCGAGCAGCAGGCACTTCGCCATCACGTCGGCGGCGCTCGACGCCGCGCCGAGCGTACTGACGGCGTCGTGAACTATCCGCTGCACCAGCTCGGCGGCCCAGCCGGTCACGCCGGTCATGGCGGGCGCGACCGCGCTGCGCGTCACCAACTGCAGCAGGGCACGATCGTTCGGCCACATCTGGCAGGCCACGTCGGCGACGTCGCAGCGCCGCAGGCTCGCGATCGTTCGCGCGGTCAGCGCGCGAGTGCAGAGGTTGCCGCTCGCGGCAGGCTCGCGCGGCTCGCGTCGGAACGCGACTTCGCTCTCGTGCTTCATGGCTCTGTCCTTGTCGGTGGAATCGGCTTAGTCGCTGAGCAGGCTCATCGTCAGGACGATCAACACGCACGCGCCAGCGCTGAACCATGCGTGATCGAGCAGCGCGCCGATCGCGAGAACGAGGAACGCGAGCGGCATCTCATTTGCCGACGTAGGCGTGAAATCTATCCATCGACTGCTTGTCCTTGAGATCGAGCACGCCGCTCCAGCTCGTGCCGAGCAGCAGGCGCTTGCCCTGCTCGGAATCGGCGATGGCCCATAACGCTTTCGGATCGGAGGACTGGGCGAGCTTCATCAGCGCCGCGTTGGCGGTCGAAGCTGGCTCTGGCAGCTCCATCTGCGGCTGCGCCTCTTCGTCCTCGGTCGGATATTCCGGCAGCTCGCCGTTGCGATCGGCCCAGTCGTATTTGTCGCGGTCGCGCATGTCGGACCAGTAAAGTTCCTGCGATTCGGTGGCAGCGTCGGCGAGATGGCTCGGTAGGTCCATGTCACCGGCCTTGTCTTCCGCCGCGTCGTTGAAAGCCTGCGTCAACGTATCGTCGATCTCCTCGCGCATGTCGTCGCGGAGCAGCTCGTGCGGCGTGACCGGCTCGATGCCCGGCAATGTCTGTTGCGCCGGGTCAAAGCCCTCCGGCTGCATGTGATCGAGCGTCTTGTCGTCGAGTATGATTTCTGGATCGTTGCGGCCTTCGCCGTCGCGCTCGTAATCTATCGTCATCGCGTCCAGAATCTGCTCGTCGGTGAACGGGACGCTCGGCTTGCCCTCTTCCGCGCGCTGCTCGCGCCAATCCTTCAGGGCCGCCGCCGCCCACTGGTCGTCACGCCCGCGATTGCCCTCGTTGAAAGATGCAGCCAGCGTCTCCTTGGCGTCATCCAGTGCGCCGCCGCTGTCGCGCCAGTTCTGCTCCTCGCTCTGGAGAAATTCGTCATAGGTCGATCGCGTCCACGCCGCCTCGATATCGGCTTGGTCGCTATCACCGATCTCTTCCCAGCTCTCCGGCGTGTAACCGGAGCCGGACGCGGCGTGGCGGGCGCGGTCGCCAGACTGGCTGAGCGCGTTCCGCAGCTCGGCCGACAG